CCGCGCTGCCAGCTTGTCGTCGGGCGCGCTTGCGGCCTTCGACGCGATACGCGCTGCGAGCATCTTCCGGAAAGGCTCCACCACGCGATGCCATATCCGCTGCGGCTCGTCCCGCATGTACGCCTTCATCTCCGAGAAGGCGCAGTACATCTCGTGCGGAAAAGGCTCGCGGGAAAGCGTCACGGGCGATCCGATAGGCGCAGCCTCCGCGCCCATGAATGTCATGCGGACCGGCGCGGGTGGCTTCTTCTCAGACGGTGCGGCGCCATTGGGCTTGGCCTTTTCAACTGGTACCTGGCCCGCGTTGTCGGGGCGATTCGTCGTGGCACCAAAGCCTCCCTGAACCGGCGGTTCCTCCAGCGTGGCCTCATCCTCGGCGGGGAAATCCAACTCATCCCGTATGCGGCCGCGCACCACCTTGTCAGGCTTGATGAACCCGACGCTGGCCAATGACTTGATGATCTCCGCCTTCTGGCCGCCGCTCATCTTGTCCATGTCCTCGAGCTGCAATCGCGGCGGCCTCTCGGCCTCTTTGCGCCCAAAATTCCGTTCCACCAGCTCGGGGATCACTTGCCGGTTGAATGCCGTCTCCACCAGGTTGCCCGTGCCCTGGAGGGCAAGCATCATCATGTCCATCTTGCTCGCCACCACGGCGCGAGAACCCGTTTCCGCTGTGCCAGTGGCCATGAACTCCGTGAAAAGCGACCTACTCTCCTGTTGGTCGTGATACTCGCATGATCCGATGATGTTGCTCTGAGTCCCAGAGGGATACTCGATGTGAAGGATTCGCCCGGGCAACAACCGCACTCCCTGCTTCTCATGAGTGCGTAGATTCTTCGTGATGCTCTCGTGCGCGTCGGCCTCTTCCTGGCTGATCGTCTCCCCCGCTGGAGTCTCAATCCACGGAACACCCGTGCCCCAGCGCTCATGGCGGATGCCATCCACCTCGATCAAAGCAGCCTTGTAGTGCCAGTGCTTCCAGGCTGTGCGAAGGGCGGAGCGACCAAAAAGATTGTTTCCCTCGCGGCCGAAGGTCATGAGCAACAGCTTCGACGCCGGGATGGTCACCTCGCGATACGCGCGGTCGGCCACAATCCACGCCCTCTGCGTCATGCTCTCCAGACGGGCATCCTCAGCGAACGTGAACTTGAAGACGGTGGCCGGCATGATGGGCGCGAACCGTGCGATGGTCTGGTAGCCGCGCGAATCCACACCCCAGACCTTCTCGAAGGCGCTTAAGCCGAAGGCGATCATGAGCAGGGCATGGCGCAGCGTGTCCGTCCAGGCGCCGGAAAACGGATCGGCCCACTCCTCACCGAAGATCGCCCGGCGGCAGAGCAGCGTGGGCTCGTGCGTCTTGGGGTCCTCGCCTTCCGGAGCCTCAACGGTCCATGTGGCCGAGAGCAGTGGAGCCGTGAGCCGCGCAAGCCCGCCGGCGATCTCCCCGTCCGTCGAGCGCATCTTCTCGTAGACGACCAGAGCCTGGCCGCTCTGCATGGCGGAGTTCCAGTCCTGGCGGTCCCACAGCTCGCGCCCGAACAGGATCTCGCCAGAGCCAGACAACTGCGGAGCGGTGATCTCAATCACGCCCATCTCGCCCTCACCATTGCCTCGATCCCACGGCCGGCATGATGGGGGCGTCCACCCCACGAGACCAGCCAGCCGTGTCGTACTGGTCGCGCGGCTCCACGGGCTTCACAATCCGCTCCTCGCGCGGTTGGGTATACCGAGCCATCCCAATGTAAGCAGTCACCAAATACCGCAGCCCGCTCATCACGTGCTCCGAGTCGTCGTGAATCGGTTTCGTGTCGCGCACCTGACCCGTCGCAGCATCCACGGGCCATCGGTACTCGCCAATTCGCACTGGGATGTGCTTACATCGGGTGGACACACGGATTCGACGCTGCGGGAACAAGGAGTCAAGCAAGTCAATGCCACGCACAAGCGACCCAGGTCCACGGATGATCGGCTTGCGAATGGTGGTGAAGCCCGCCTCGCGGTAGTAGTCGCACTTACGCTTCCCCGAGCCCTCCATCATCTGCCCGTCAGGCCCGTCGATGAGCACGACACGCGATAACGGCCCGTCGTACCCGAGGTCGCGCAGCAGTTCAATCAGATTCCGCGCATGCGATGGAGAGTCGAGCCCGTCCTGCTCGTAGTCGTCGATCACGTTCACAAATTCGTCACCCACCGGCTGCCCAATGGCGAAGGCGACGAACCCGCTGGCCGCGTGGTCAATCCCCACGCCGATCTCACGGTCTGGATCGAGCGGAATTTCCCCGAAACCCATGTTCCCCTGTACGCTCCACTTCCGGTACACAAGGCCCTTCCGCGCCTTGGCGTAGTCGCGCCCGTACTCCTGTGCCACCTTCTGGTCGCTGAGCGACGCCGTGATGGACCGGAACCCAGGCGACACCATCGGCCCAAACCGCTCCACCTCACGCTCTGGCGTGGGCTCCAGCCCCTCGGCCAACTCCGGATGCTCCTTCCAATCACATTCGAAGAAGCGCCATCCCTCTGGACGCTCCTTCTTGATCCGCGCGAAGCAGTTCGAAGGACCGTTCACCGTGCTCATGTAGACCTTGCCGAACTTGCACGCTGGGTCGAGCGCAGCGTGGATCTCTTCCATCCACTCGACGTGCGCGCATTCGTCCACGAACGCACGGACGAAACCGCCCCCGCGCCCGGCGTCCCGCGTCGGAGCGCGCCCCATGACGAATGCATCACCTTCAGCACACTTGGCCGACATGAACGAGAAGTTAATTGGCCGGGGCCTCACATAGTCAGGCAGACGGTCGTACGCGAAACGCATTCGACCGAACATGGAGAACACGTTCGAGTTCTTCCCGCCATCATCCACGTGGTCCTGGCTCTTTGAGATGAGAAGCGAGCTGTAGCCGGGAACCCACTCCAAGCCCCACAGGTTGTAGTGGCACGCGAGCCACGTATGGAGCATCCGGCGGGACTTCTCATCGTGAAGGTTGTGCGGGGCGATACGCGGAGCATCTAGCGCCTCCACGAACCGGAGCGTGAAGCCCCACGGGCCCTCCGGATCTGGGAGCGGCGCGACGAGACCGCCTCGATGCTCATCCTGAGTGAAGCAGAAATTGAAGATGAAGAACGCCGCGGCGTCCGGATTGTTGGCCGGATCGCAAAGCCACGTCTGGGCTGCACGGTTTCCGCGCGCGGCCGATGCGAGCATCCAGCGCACCTTGTCCAGATCAACCGCCTGAACCATTCCCCCTCCGGAGAAGAACGAGACCGGGACGCTTCACCCCGTGCTGGGACAAGAGCGCGATAGCAGCGCGGAGGAGTGAGATTGATTCTGAACGTGCCTTCTCATCATCTGTGACTGGCGCGATGGCCTCCTCCTCCGCTGGCTTCGGTAGCGAGGAGATCATCTCGCTCAACTCCACGCGCTGGAGCACCGGGTAGGTCCGATCCTGGAACGCTTCCTTGTCGATCCGGTGGCCAGAATCGATGCAGGCGAGAACCACGGTAATGGCCCGAAGGCGCAGGGTGGGCGTGTCGGCGTTGACCGCAATCTCTGCGGCCTGAGCCATCGCGGCCTCGATGTGGCCAAGCCGTTGGATGTCGCGATCAAACGAGCCCGGCGCGTATTCCCACACGCGCATCTGCTCTAGGCGCGCTAGGCGCCGGTCCATCGGGCTCTTGGGCTTAAGAACGGCGGCCCGGTCGGCGCCGCTCATCGCGCACCTACGGGCATTAGGGTGAAAGGGCCGGCCGCCTCGAGGACGTGCCCGATACGCGCCGCTCCTGCATGCGACTCACGAACAACGGGCAGGCCGGCCCCGAGGGGCCATGCTGCAGAGGAATGTAGCGAGGAATGCTTCAGCCTAGGACGTTAGGCGCCTCCCCCGGTATCGGGTCCGGTTTGGGGAAACGGAACTTGAATCGTCTGCCAGAAGTCTGCATTCGCGGGTGGCCTGAGTCTAGCCTGCCACAATCCGCACTTTAAACAACGGCGATACTCGCCGCCCAACCGAGAGAGCACCCACCCATCCGGCTCTTTCGCGCTCAGATCCCATTTGTGAAAGCAGAACTTCATCACTCGAACTCCGGCTCCGGCGTCGCGTCCACCACGTCGGCAACAGCCACCCTCCGCCGCACCGCGCAGAACTGGCACTCCTGCTCCACCGTCACGCCGCGCCCTCCCACGTCCATCCACACGTGCTCGCCGCGAGCACAGGCCAGATCGCGGCCGTCGTCGTAATGGCTGCCAGGTGCGATGTCATCGCAATCTCTTCGTACCCCACTCTCACGGTGCCTAGCATCGCTATTGCGGCATTCATTCTGGCCGATCATGACACAGCCTACGTGAGCCGCGGCGCGTAGCATAGGCCCTGCTGGAGTGGACTTTTGATCGCTCGTCGCACCCGGCATATTCTCGGCGGCATCCGGGGCTCCCGCGGCGGCGCGCCCCAGATTGCGCGGCACGCCGGACGCCGCACCGGCGCTGGAAACCCTACGATGCCGGCCGCCGCTACCGCCAGTCAAAGCCTCAAAGACTGCAGCATCCATCTCGGGGCGGACAAGCTCCTCTAGCCGCTCGCCCATTACCCTTTTCAGCCCGCTCCCGCCGCTGCTATCGCCGGCACGACGCGCAGCCTCGACGGCGCGCCCCGACTCGCTCGCTTGCGGGACCAGGCGGTCTTCCTTCATCGCACCAGGTGCAGCAGCTTGAGCAGCACCACGCCAGCGCACATGAACGCGAAGATCCAGAACGCCTCCCGCGCCACTCCGTCGAGCTTCATCGCGCGCCCTTCCGCCGCATGTACGGCTCCTGCCGCCATGCCTCGTGCGCGCCCAGGCGCCTGCCCTCGTCCGTATCAGGCCGATGCGTGGTGCCGCTCACTGCGTCCTTCACGCTCTCGTCCGCCACATAGCGCTCCCGCTTATCAAAGCCCGCCTCGCGCCTTAACGGGCGGCCCTGCGCATCGAGAATGTTCATCGCGCGCCCTCGGGCTTGGCCCAGTTGAGCGTGCGGTAGACATCCTTGCGACTTCCCACTCCACCAACCTTCCAGCCGCGACGCCGCATCGCGATCTGCGCCCTCGTGCCCTGAGGCATCATGCGGCACACCGGCGTGCCGTGCAAGTCCTCGCCCGAGACGCCGGGAGGAAGGCGAAGGACCTTGGGCGCGCTCATATCGTCCTCGGAATAGTCGCGCCACACTTGCGGCATCGCTGACCAACCGGACCAAAAGAATCTACTGCGGCAATCCAGTCATGCGCACACCCGGCCGTATTAGTGCTGTGCGGCATATATGCTCCCGTCGCAGTGGAGCGTAGGATTGATTCACCCCAAGGCGGCGCTTTCTGCTCCTGCATCGCAGACACCCACCGCTCCCAACGCGACCGAGCCTCAAGCCACAGGACAAACGCATCGACCGAGCAGTACACGTGCCCCGTCTGCCCCATGACGAGCCGCTGGATCGAGTCCATGGAGCTACGGCGGAACAGGAAGTCGCACCGCGCGCACTGGTGGATCGTGTCAAGAGTGTTCACTTTGCCACCTCCACCACGTCAAACGCGCGGCCCTTCCATTTGCGGGCCGCGCGCCGATGCGCTCGGATCATCTTGTCTCCGCGTCCCACATCACGCGGCTCATCCGTCACGCGGTAGCGGAACGACACGCCGCGCACGGCCTCGCGCCTAGATGCGCCACGGTAGCGCTTCCTGTGCCGGCGTGGACCGAGCGCGTCATCGATGAAGCGAGCTGCATCGCGCGGCCTACCTGACGAGAATGCCTTCTGCACTGCGGCCAGGAAGCGATCCTTCAGCGTCATGTGCTGTGGTGTCATGCGCTCTAGGCTCACGGCTTCCCCCGCATGAACCCGATCAGCGCGTTCACAGCGAAACACCCAGCCGTCCACCCAATGCCAGCACCGAGTGCGCGAACCAGCCAGAGAAGGAATTCGTGCGTCATGGTCTGCCCCCACCAGACGCGCCGCGTTTCGCTTTCGCGTGGCCTGCGCTACCGGCTAATCCACGGCGCGCCCGCAGCCGAGTCAATGCTGCACCCCTTGCGGCAGGTGCAGCAGTTCCCGCCAGCAGTCATCACACACGATGCACAACTCCTCCATTGGCACCATCCCGAACAGGCCACGCGATTCGGCCAGAGCTTCCTTGTCGCTCCAGTCGGTCTTGAATTCGCCGTGGCACTTGGCGCACGTGAACACGTCGCCTTTGCTCTTTGGCGCTCTCACGCCGCCAATCTCGAGCGGCATCACTCCGCCCCCGCCAGTGGCTGCCCGCCGCGCTCGCCAATCGGCATCACTTCACCCAACTCCATCTGCTCGCTCGGCGCCGTCACCTTGCGCCTCAAGGCAAGCAGCCGCGCATCGATGTCCTCCTGGCAACGCTTCGCCTCGCGCTTGTACCCGTCGC